ATCAAATATTAATTGACCATCTTTATCTAATAAATAAAATTTTTCTTTAGGATCGTATTTTTCTGTAAAGAATCTTTTATTAAAATATTTTCTTTTTACACCATCAAGTGCTAATTCTGGATAAACAAAAGATCTATTTAAAAAGAAATTAACATTTTCATCCCCCATTTTTCTTAATTCATTTTGAATTGTTTTTACTTTTGTATCAAATCTTTTTTTAGAATAGTTAATCGGAGTAAAAAGCCCTTGTTTTAAATTTGATCGTAGTTTACTAGACACACCAGCTTTTTTTAAAATTTCATCAATTTTAATATTACTTAAATCTAAAAGTTTTAAATCTTCTATTGTAATAAACATATCTTTTTGAAGTCTAAATGCTTCTTGTTGCATATCCTCGTACGTTTTAATTAATTTATCTGGAGTATTGTTTTGATAATTATTAACATTGTAAAACTGTTCGTTTTCATCAACAGCTCTTAATAATCTATTTAGTTCTGCAGCTTTAAATCTTAAATCTTTTTTTACATCTATTCTAATAATTCTAGTACCAGCAAACAAAGCAAGTAATTCATCTTTTAAATTTAATGGCTTACCGCCTTTTGTTAAATCTTTACCAAGAGCTCCTGCTATTTTTTCGCTACTAGTTATAACTCCAGGTTTAACACCATCTAAAATATATAAAAAAGATTTTATAAACTTATCACCTAAATCATCTGATTGTGTGTATACTGTTCCGCCTTGATCTTTTCTACCATTTCTAGTTGTTACATCTATGAATCTATCAAAACCAATAGGTTCTGTAATGTATGGTTCTAAGAAAGTCATTACCGGTCCATCATCTGCAAACATCAAATCTAAAACAAATTTTTCTGTCTCTTGTGGATTTAATTTTTGATCGTTTGCTTGTTTTAATGCTGCTTCAAATGGAGCAAACAAAGAGTCATACGGTTGAAAATACGAGAAGTTTATTGCAGCAGACTCACCATCTTTCCAACCTTCAATAGCAAGTAAATTAGATCTTGAATCCCATTGTGCTGCCGCTGATCTTTTGTATGCTTCCCACTGTGCTTGATCAGATCCTGTTACAAACTGTGATATTTCTGCAAAACCTTTTCCTGCAGCAGAAGATGTTATGAATGCACCTAACAATCTACGTAAACCCATTTGTCTAATCGCTGCATTTGGATGTGCAGCTTCTTTTAATCCTATCATCATTATATTTGCACCCGTTCTAAGTATTTCTGCCGGGAATGATATAAAAGCACCTACAGGTAGTTTTCTTAAATTTTGAATTGATGGTGGTACTTTACTGTATGTTGGATAAGTATTTCTAAGAAGATAAGCTGCAGCTTCGTCTAATCCATCATCAAAAGTTTTTATGTTTCCTGTAAGACCTATTTCATCAAAAGGTCTGCCCATATATTTAAACCACTCTTTAATATCGTCTAAATTTTTTAAAGCTTGAGATAATTGTGATCTGTAATATTCATAACCATAGTGTTTCCATAAGTTATCACCACCTGCGTATAATCTTGCAACTTTATCAGTAGGTGTCATCTTAATTAATTTACTAAATAATTGATCGGATGTTCTAATTGTATTATTTTTTATTTGATCCATTACAGCTTTTAATTCAGAAGCAACTACATTTTCATCAAACACACCGAGTCTAATTAATTTTTCTACATATTTATTTAATTGTACTTCATCAACTCCACCCTTACCTGCTTTAAATATATCATCTAATACAATTTTCATTGCATTTGTAACACTTGCTTTACCACCTATGTGTCCGTTCATTAATGCAAAGAAAGATGCGGATGATACGTTTCTAACTTGTGTTTGTGGTGAGTATAAAGTTTTACCTATTTGAATAGCTATCTTACCTTGCATAATTTCTCTGTATACAGGTATAGTTAAAAGATTGTCTAGAGTGCTACCCACACCTTTAAAAGCTTGTACATATTCTGGTGATGCATATAGATTTAAAACATCTGATTTTAAAACATTACCTAATCTTGGAACACTTGTTATTTGTTGAGCGTCAACATATTTTCTCGGTGAAAATATTGCAGCGTCTTTTGTTTTAAATAACCAACCATTTTTTATACCTGATCTGGCTATAGCATCAAATGCTCTTTTGTTTGCAGATGCAGATATTATTTCTGATATAGTTGTAGCAACAGAAGTTTTTAAATTTTTTTCTTCACCCAATAATTGTTTTATTGCTACAGGTAATTCTTCTCCTGTTTTTAAAAATTTAAATTTTTTATTTTTTAATAATTCAGTTCCTATTTTTTTTAATTGATCTACAGGATTTTTACCATCTGATCTACCAGCTCTTAGTATTGCTTCTGCTAAATTTTCTGCTGATTGTTCGTAAGCCTCTGATATACTTAAGTTAGGATAAGATCTTATTGCATCTTCTCTCATAGATTTATTTTTTGTAATTACATTTTTAACTAAATAGTCAACTGCCTTACTCATAATTTGTTTATCAGGTAAGTAACCAGGGTTTGTAAATGTTGAAAAAGATTTAACTAAATAACTACCCACTCTATTTATTTCTATGCTTTCCAAGTCTTTTAAATATTCATCTGCTTTTTTACTTTTAGGTAAAAGTTTTTTAAACTCTGCCATAGTATTTTTTACTTGTAATTTTAAGTCAGAAGATAATGGTTGTAACTCTGTAGGTAAATCAGATAACTTTCTTTGTCCTCTTAAAAATTCTTCTATTTGATCTAAATAATATTTTTGTAAAGCAGGAGAACTATCTCCTTTATTGTAATTTTTTTCAAACTGCTTAGCTAAGGCGTAGGATTTTCTTTCCAAACCTTCCATAGTTCTATCTATTCTTCTAGCTCTTGCTTTTATGTAAAGCATTGCAGACTCACTTATACCTTCAATATCTTTTGGTATTTTTCCGTATGATCTAAGATAAGATAAAATATTGTCTAAACTTTTTATAGCTCTTTCTTCTTTTACAGGTGATGCTGTTGAAAATAATCTCCACTCTTCAAATGGTGGTAATTGTTTTACTAATCTACCTGAACGTGCAGACACATAACCTTTTGCTGCTGTCGATAAAACAAATTTACTTGTACCTGTAATTGCTTTTGATGCATTACTTACAATGGGTTTTGCAACTCTAGTTGATCCTAAATATATTATTGGTTTAAATACAGCATTGTCGATTGCTTTTGCTCCTACACTTGCAGTAACTCTTACAGGTGGTTTAAGACCATACTTATACATTAACTGCATCCCTTTACCTACAATAGGAAAACCACCACCAACTAGTGTTCCTTCTTGTCCATATTTTATTTTATTTCTTAATGTAGCTGCAGCTTTCTTTTTACCTGTCAAACCCTCTGTTGATTCTGGCTCAAAGAAAAAAGATTCTCTACCAGGTTCAGATGCAATAAAATCGGTTGCACCTACAACAGTTGCACCTTCAACTGCTCTAGAAGCAATCTTACTTACTTTTCTTTTCTTACTACCTTTTATAGTTTCTATAGCTTTTTTAACTTTAGCAACTTTTGGTATTCTATTAACAATACTTTGTACTACTGTTCCAGGCACAGCAAACTGAGTCATCAAACCTACCACATCACCTTGCCATGTTTCTGGTCTAGATGGTTCTTTATCTTTCATTATTTCTTCAAACTTAGTTTGAAAATCTGTGTTAAAAGCTAAATCTGTACCACTAAATAATAACGTGCCAACTCCTGATACCAAATCATATGTACCAGAGTCTATACCTTTTCTAAATTCATCCAATCCAGATATGTAATCTTTATCATCTTGACTTTCTAAATATTTAATAATGTCTGTAGGTTTACCTAATTTTTGACTTATGGCTTGACTAGTAGTAATTCTAAGATTAGGATTTAAAAACAAAGCCGCACGTATGGCACTTGTATCTTTAAATTTACCTTCTTCGTCTTTGTCAGGAAATAATGGTTTTAAATATTTAACCGGTGGTTTAGGTTCTCCTAAATTTTGTACCGCTGTAAAGAAAGCATCTTTTACTTGATCTAAACCTTTTCTATTGTCTGTTTGTTCGGTATCTTTTAAATATCGTTCGTAGGCAGTATCGGCCATTTTATGCCTCCGCTGGTAAAACTAATTCCACGTTATATTTTTGATTAAATAAATCTACGTCTTGTTGTGTTTGAATTACTGCAAAATCTTCAAATGCTTCTGGGCTAGCTGCAATTAGTCTTACAATATCATCACCAATTTCTTTTGGTAATCTAGCTCTTAAAGTATCAAAGTCTATCTTCGGTGCATCTTCTGTTGCTGGCATTTGACCCATGTCAGCACCACCACCTTGCATAAGTCCAACTCTACCACCCTCGGCTCTTTCATCTCTAAAAAATTTTTCAAACTCTTCTTTAGCATCTTGATATAAATTTATATCTTCTTGTCCTTTTGGATATTTAGTAGGATTTTCTCTAAGCAAAGTTGCTACTATAACATTGAATATTGTTCTAGACATTTCTGGATCATTTAATATGGCTACACTTGAAGGATCTGTTTTGGTTAATGTTGATAGTCTTGTTTCTAATAATTGTAGATCAGTTTCTAATTGTTGTAAGTTACCTGTAAAATTAGGATCATTTTTAGCTTTATCTATTTCAGATTTTTTAGATATAATTTGTGATGTAGTTGCAACAACATCATCTGCAACTTTTATTTTAGCAGGATCGTCTCCATCTTTTGTTTTTGGTAGTGGTACAAAATCTTTTGTAGTCGACATATCTTTAATTAAATCATCAAGTGTTACAAATATAGTACCACCTTGACCATCGTTTGCACTTTTACTAAATACTTCTAATATTTCAGGATCTTTATCTTTTGCAGTTATTGCATCGTATTTTGCTTTTGATAGATTAACATTGCTAGACAGCATAGTTTTAAATAAATCAGACTGTTGTTCTCTTTCGTATTGTTCATCTTGTCTTTGTTGTATATCTCTTGCATCTTGTCTTTTAAAATAATCTTGTGTTGGTCCTTGAGCCGCTGCTAAAGCAGTCGTTAATATGTTTCCACGTGGTTCTTGTGTACCAAGATTTAAACCAAAATTAATCATGAACCTACTAAAATCATTATCGGGCATTTCTTTTGGTGGTTGTTTTTTCATGTACTCAGGTAAATTTTCCATCATTTGTTTAGTTGCATCTATATTGTAATCCATGCCTAACATTCTTTCTTGTGCCATTGTATTACCTTTTAATGCTTGTGATTCAGTTATCATGGCGTTAGCTTGTGAATCTGACATATTAGGAAACTGTCCTTGCATCATTACTTTTAATGCTGCACTGGTTACGTCTTCGTTTATACCTTCTTTCGATGGACCTTCTGCGTATCCAACTCTATCTAAACCAGATGTAATTCCTTCGTTAGAAGAACCACCCATTCTAAACATTGGTCTTTTTAAAACTCTGTTATTCATTAACCACCTTTAAACCTGTCATAGATTCCAAAACCTGTAGCTGCCGCTGCTAGTGCTGATTGTAAAAGACCTGGATCTGCTCTGTTAGTTGTTTGAGTTCCTTGTCCTCTCATACCACCCATGATTCCAGTTACGATATCTGCGTATCTGTCAACTTGTTCTTGTGGCATAAACGCTGCTGCTCTTGTAGCTTCTCTATCTGCATCTTTTTGAGCTTGTGCTAATGCTTGATTCAATGATCCAAGACCACCTAGAGTTGCAACATCTGCTCTTTGAAACTGTGGTAGTGCTTGTGCAAAAGTCATTTGATCAGAAGCTGCTTGTTGTCTTCTACCTACTGCATCTTTAAATGCATCAGATAATAATCCAGCTTGCAATCTGCCTCTTGCTTCCGCTGTTCTTGCTCCTTGTTCTGCTAGTTGAACACCTTCTCTACCACCACCAAATGCGCCCGATGATACTGCTGCGTCTCTAGTTTTTTGTCTATTGATAGCTGCTTGTCTATCAAACTCTGATAAACTTGTATCTATAACTTGTTGTTGATAAGGAGACATAAAAGCTTGTACTGAATCTGGTCCTGTACCAGCTCCTGCTCCTGATAGTTGTTGTGCTTGTGTTAAAAATGGTTGAAAAGAACCTAAACCTGCTACAGCTCTTTGTTGAGCTTGTTGTTGTAATGGATCTAAACCTGCAATTTGTTGTGTTAATCCTGATAGTGCCTGTTGTCTTTGTTCAAATCCTAGTGCAGCTCTTTGTTGTGCACCAAATAAATCTTGTCTTTGTTTAAATTGATCTGCTGTTTCAAATGCTTGTTGTGTTGGTTGAGCCATTGACCCAAGACCTTGTAATCCTGTTGTTACAACTGGCACTTGTGTTTGCGCAACCGTTTGTTGTGCTAGATTTTTACCTATATCTTCTACAAATGGTGCGGGTCGATTTATTACGGTTTCTTCGGCCATTATATAACTTCCTCTAATCTTTGTGATGTTTGAAACATTTCTCTTGCGCCTTGTAATCCTTGCGATTCTTCAGATACTTCACCTCCGGATTC